TAAGGGCATCACACAAAATTATGGTTGATAGAAGAAAGGATGGGGAAACAGGGCGTATAGAATTTGAGTCTCCTTATGTGTGAGTGCAGAGGGAATATTGAAATTATTAGGCCAAAAGTTGTTAAAATGGCAAGTGTTCTAAGGCCAGTGAGAACAGAGACACGATTCAAGTATGAGCGGCACGATGAAAAAATTGTTTCCGGCGGTTTAGATGCTTGTTTAACTTGCACCAGAAAAGCAGAACAAGAATATCAAGCGAGAATGAAATGACTTTTAATGAATTTTGGGCAGCATACCCTAGAAAATCATGTAAGGCGGTAGCTAGAGCCACTTTTAATGAAATAACGACAAAGGGAAAAATGACCTCAACTTGTGGAGTTAAGATATTAGCGCAATCTACTCCAGAGGAATTAATTGAAGCGGCTCTTGCTTTCCGATATAAAACAAATATTGTTGAAGAAACAGAGCAAAGATTTATTCCGCTCGCGGGAACGTGGTTAAATCAAGCGCGGTATGAAGACCAAGACGAGGATGAAAGAAAAGAAATGGCTGATAAAATGCGGAATTTATTGCAGCGCATGGATAAGCCTCGATTGAGTGTGGTCGGCTAGAAACGGCAGCACCTCAATTTAAAGCCCTACTGTGGGGTTCTGACTAGGGCAAGCCCGGTGCGAAATGTGTGGGGGCGTCAGACGGCCTGATAGCAAGGTCGGAAGCAGACACAAACCGTTGCGGAGCTATCTGATGCAACGGGCCGAAAGCGAGGGCGCGGCTCCGAGAGTCAAACTTCACGCTTTAGGCTGGCACCGCCTTGGATTTATTCCAGGGTGGTCGTGCTATGCCTTTTGCTCAGAACGCTCACCAAGAGTCAATATAGATTAATAAAAAAAGAGGTAAAGATGGAAGAGAAGACACCAGAGGAATTGAAGGAAGAATCAGAAAGATGGCTGAAAAAAGGTGTGACTTTAGAAGAAGAAGGCAAATCTGAGAAGATGATTGAAATGTGTCTACAAAAGGCTCTCGATTTTGAAGTTAGGTCATTAGAGTAGATTGAAAAGAATTAAGTTTAATGAGCAAATGGATAAACATTAGAATTAATGCAGATAATGGTGAAGCAAAAGTTGTTTTGACGGATGCCTTTTTTGATATGGAACCTGTTTGGCAAGTAGACATTTTGAGTGATTGTTCTTATTTTATGGACAAACTTTATGAAGAATCGGTAAAAAGAATGGATGAACACTATGACAAAAAGCGAGCTGACGCTGAATGTCGCCGCATAGCTGAAGAATTAATGGCAGAATTTAATCGTCAATAAGATTAATTATGAAATTTATATACACTTTTACCAACAAAAAAATTAATATCTGTATCGACGACCAAAACGATAATAAATTTAAAATTATACGCTTAACAGCAGAAGAGTTGAAAAAATTAGGAAGTGACTTGACGAAGATAGCGAAAGAATGCGAACAAATCGAGTAATTATGAGTTTTTATTCAAGATGGGCGTACTTTACTTTGGCTGTGGCGATGGCAAAGCTGAAAGCAAAAGTTCGATGGACTCTTTATTATCGAAAACAGAAAACCAAACTGAAGAAAATATGGAATTAATAAATCGGGAATTACGTCGGTTAAGAAAGAGGGCTGAAAAAAGGTCTGCAAAACATAATATAGAAGAATTAAAAATTAAAAAATGCCTAAAATGCAGGGAAGAATTTATTCCCGCTCACCGTACCAACTTTTTATGTGGCATTTGTTCTAAAGATATAAAAAAAGAAACAGTGCTAAATTATAATTATGATTATCACTCTGAGTGTAGAATGGAAGGGAAACACAGATTATCGCTTCGGGCAGTCGATGAGGCATGGCCTCCTCTTTTGGCTTATAACTTAAATAATAAAGATTACTTCAGATGAAAACCGCGCTTAGAATTGACCCAGGTGAGCTAGTAGTCATTGAGGATACGCCCAAAGCTGGAGTATATCGGAGGCGGCGGCTATCTATTTTTGAAAGATGGCATCGAGAAGGAAAAATAACCAGAAATCATTTAGAGGCAGCGAAAATTTTTAATTTTGATTTTGAAACTGCACAATTAGGAAATCGTTACAGCACAATCAGTTTAGAGAAGATTCACTCTTCTGCTGGACATGACCATTACAACATCAAGATGGTTGAGGCAAAGAAAAGGATTAGATTAATTTTTGAAAGCGTCGGTGAGTTGTCGCAGAAGCTACTGTGGGATTTTGTCGGGCTGGAACAACCTATAGCAAAGAGAAACAATGATTCTAGGGAGATTTTTGGTTCGTTGAAAATTGTGCTTGATGAAATATCAAAGATTTATAAATTATGAGATTGACAATTCGCAACTAATTATAGTAGAAGAAGATACAATGAGATATATTGTCAGTACCCCCCGACAAAGGGGGTTTTTTTATGGGAAAAAAAGATGAACGGAACGTTGCAAGAACTCGCTGCCATACTGCAGGGATTTGGTCGTGGCGGGGACACTA